AGACCCCTTAAATGGGGGCTACTTAGAGCCGATACCGTACTCTGATTCAGTCTTATCCAATGCTTTTGCAGCAGGGCCAGCCATAGAAGCGATAGCAATAGAGATTGCTGGCTCTAATCCTAGTTCATTACCTGCTAGAAAGGTTAGGAAGGATACAATCACACCACGTAGGTATGACTTTAGGATTGCCTTTTGTTTATTGTTTAATGTTAGTTTCATTTGTTCTCTTTCTTTTTAGGTAGTGGCTTGAGTTTTAATGCTGCTAACCTGGCTTGGTCAGCAGTTTTGTATACTGGTTTGTTTAGCCAGGGGAACCAGGAAGAAACATCGTTCCTATGAGCAGCAACAATAGAAATATGTAGGTGCTTATTGTGAGGGTTACTCCCAGTGTATCGCCTGTTTCCTTGTTCAGCCTTTTCCTCAGACCATATTTTGCCCTTGAAAATAAGATACTTAACACGCTTATCTCCTTTAAGGTTTTCAAAAATGTAATCACAATCAATCCCATTCTCAGGGTCATGCGTTAAATCAACGGCTAACCCTGTGTTGTGGTCAGAGTCAGGACTCTGTTTCATATGCGCTGCTGATGGCAGCAATCCGTCACTTGCTTTCTTGCGCTTAGGGCGCAAGGCTGTTGCTTGTCTCAGTACTGCTATAGCAGCAGGTGTTGCTCTAGTCATCATCTTCCCAATCACTAGGGTCTACATTAGGTGTTACTGGGTCCCACATTGGCTCAGGAAGTATGGTTGTATATCCCATTACTTCTTCACCAATTCAACTACTAAATCCTTTATGATGGATACTTCATGCTTGAGTCCTGTTAACTCGTCACGCATACTTGACCCAGAATTAGGCTTAAGTTCGTATAGGTAATGCTTAACTAACCAGCGCACTGAACCTGCAAATGCAGATACAATTGCTATTACTGATACGATTAGCCCAGCCCAATTTGTTGCGGTCATGATTGCGCTCCTAAGAGTTAGATGGTTCTGATGGTTAGTAGAAGTATTCCGCCGAATCCAGAGAATCTTTTATCACTAGGTGTTCGGTTAATGAATTGCATTTGCTCAATGATTCCTAAGTAGGTCTCACCAGTTCTGAAGTCCTCAATTTGTATTGTGTCTCCATTACTTTCTGTTGCTTCAAGTTTTGTTAGTTTGTCGTATGCTGCATTCTCGTAGCCAATTTGCACACCAAATGAATCCATCTCTCTGTCATAACAAGCAAGCGGATACTGGAATAACCGCTGCCGTGGAACGGCAGGCAAGGACTTAAGTTGATAGCCATTTAACTCAGGGCCTAATGCTGTATCAGTGGTTGAGCGTGACAAAGTAAACTTAAAGGACAATGATTCTTGTGAACCACTTGGCTGTGATACGCCCACCTCTGGTACAAAATCACCCTGACCTATAGTTCCAATTGTATATTCATTATTAGATAAACCAATTGAGGTAATTACAAGTCCGCCATTAGTGTTGTCTAAGCGTGGCTTAATTGTTTTAAATATCTTATTCTCAAGAGTTCCATATCTAATCTTACCTGTGGTTACAGACCCAGTTGCTGCTAGTACAGTAGTAGATTGAATGGCTATGCCATTGCTTCCTGATGTAGTAAAGGCTATCTGGTTAGTGTTGCCTACGAAATCTACGCTAGTTGCATAACCCGTAACACTAGTAAGGTAGGTGTCTTTAGCATATGCAAATCGTAAGTTTTCAATCTCTGAGCCTAAGTCAATACGGTATAAGCCAGGGCAACCATTGATAGTGCCAGCAGCCCAGACATACTTATCGCGGAAAGCAAAGTCAAAGATACCATTAGCATCTTCAAACAATAAAGGACCATACTTTAAGTCACCAGTCTCAGGTAAAATCTCAGCCACACGCATACCCTTGTTAGTACCAATAACTAAGTACCCAAGATACGACTCGATTTTGTTGACTATCTCACCAATTGGCAATTGTGCTGCTACAATCCCTGATGTCAGGGTAGGCATAGAACCAGAAGCAGACAGAGTAAACTTGTAGATGGCGGAGTTTCCGCCAACATAACCAGCAGCATAGATAGCAGAGCCACCTTCAGATATAGATGACCATATCCAGTCAGCATTTGGATGTGTGTATATGGGTGTAGGTAGCGCGTGAGTTGAACTTTTGGTACTAGTTAATTCGTAAACACTAGTACCAACACAACCAACAAGACGTTGTTTAACCCAAGCAAGTATAACCTTTTCACTGCCACCAGTATTGTAGTACGCGCTATATCCAGAAGTAGGTGTAGATATTAAGCCAGTATAAATCTGGTCATTGTCTGCTATAAAAAGATGTGTACCATCTGTTGCAACTGCCAAGGTTGCTGTATCTAAACCAGCAGTAACTACATGTGAGTATGTAACAGCAGTACCGCTAGCAGTATAATTTTTTATAGTTGTATTTGCTGATTCCCAGCCAAGTATCTTATTAGTAGAACCATCAACAATGGAAAGAATCTTGTGAGTACCAGTAGTGACACCAGACAAGTTTGCTGTTTGCTTAAGAAGAGTAACCTTACCCTTAGTCCAAATGTCTACATTGTTTGAGTCAGTAAAGCGATAGCCAACAGTTTCACCAGCAGATGGGTCATAGTAATTAATGCCAGCACCATTGTGAAAGGATGACTGTGAGCGTACCCACCAACCAGTAATTGATTGCTCACCTGGTTCATTGCTCTGGTCAATCTGTTGTTTACGGTACGGTGCTGTCTCCCTACGATAAGGAGTCTCATCATTTGTCATAAGAAAAAATGGTTGACCATTAACTGCTATGTCGTATGATTCAGCGTTCCTAGTGTAACTTGATATAGATGAGGGATTGCTAAGTTCATAAGGAATACCTTCTGTAATATCATCGCCGTATGCCATTGCTCTCCCTAATTACCACTTGCCCAACGGGCAAGTTGCTGGTTCTAATTTAGTTTTCATATACATAAAACAACCACATTCTTTGCATGTGGATGTGAGGTCTACAAGTTGTGGGCATGCTTTGCAGATATCAAATCTGCGTTCTGCTTCTTCTTTAGTAGCCCTTGGAGTTCCATTGAACATATCCCAAGGCTTTACATCATCACTCATTAGCACGGAGGGTTAGCAGGATAATCGCTTGTAGAACAAGAAACTGTTTGTTCACAAGTTCCAGTATAAGATACATCAGTACTAGAAGTGTAGCGATTACCATATGCTGTTGTGCAGTACCAAGTAGTTACTGGAACGCAGTTTATTGTTTCAGTTTCTGTAGTACTGCTATTTTCAGTATAAGAAGAACAATCGCTTGCTGTACATGTTCTTGTTCCAGTAACTGTACGTGTACGTGATTGCGTTCCACCAACACAAGGTGAGTATCCCGACCATGCACCATATGTATAACTCCATGCACCACATGTAGGAGTACAAGTTGGAGGAGGTGGGGGAGGGGGTGGAGGAGGAGGAGGTTCTACTGGTGGAACAATGCTACCTGAAATAATTCCGTATAAAAGATTTAACATTAGGCTGACAAATCTCCAGTAGCAATAAAGGTATTGCTACCAGTACAAATGATTGCTACTGTTGAGTTCTGTGCACGGAAGTTAAGACCAGGGGTTGCAGAGACTGTTACTCCTGAACCTGCTACCAACGCACTAGCACCAGTACCTAGTCTTGCAATGTAAACAACATCTCCCTGCGAAAATACGCTAGGCGGTACTGTAACATTTGCAGTGCTAGATGATGTTACTACAACCATCTTACTCTTGTCTGTTGCCGTAAGAGTATATCCAGAAGACTGTGCGTTAATTGCAACACTTGATACTGGAAATGTAATTACTGGTGTGTTGATAGTCGGAGATGTTAGTGTCTTATCAGTAAGAGTCTGGCTACCAGTTAATGTAACAAAGTCATCATCAGTCATCGCCGTTTGAAATTGTGCTTTAGTACCAGTAATAGTATTGCTACCCAAAGCAATTGTTTTATTGCTTAGGGTCACAGAAGAAGTTGTAGTTAATGCTGAGTCTACACCAGTAGCAAAGTAAGACAAGTCATCACTTGTAAGTACATGCTTGATAATTGCTCCGCTATCATGTGCTACTGCTGCTGTTCCAGCACGGTTACGAACCACAGTTAAAGCATCAACTGATACTGGATTTGTAGATGTAGAGTAAACAAAAACAATTTCTTCTTTTGCTGTGTCAGGGTCAATAGCAAGAGTAAACTGGTCTCCAGGGTCAAGAGTAAATGGAATTAAATCATCTGCGGTTCCAGTTAAAACGTTAAGTGTTGTGGCACTTGATGAGACACCTCCGCCAGACAACTGCGTTTCCTTACTAATACTTGAATATTTACGTGGCATTTGTTTTCCTTAGCGTGAGTAGTGGATTCTAACTGGGTACTGTCCTTGCAAACGACTTGCTTCTTCATTAAGTCTTTGTTGATACAAGGCGTAAACATACTTAGATGCAGATGCACTAGCATTAGAAGGAATCTTCATATCTGCTGTATCTGATTCAGCAGATGTTAGGTTAAGTCTTCCAGCATCTACGAAAGAGAGCAGCCTTGCGGCTGCTCCTAGAGTAATAACATCCCGTGCTGTATCTGGCAAACCAGTAACATCTTTAAACTCATCTGTGCTTGAGTCAAGTGTGTTAGGGGCTGCTGTGTACCATACTTGAACAGTACGACCAGGACTAATAGCATCATATATTGAAATAGAATTGTTTGAATTAAAAGATGTAGCGTTTGCCATTGGGTCTACACGCCAACGAGTAACTGGTATCCACTCTTTACTAGGACCAATTGATTCCCAACTAACTGCAATAATATCTTCAGCATCATCTGGAAGCGAGTAAGTTGAAACTGCTGAATTAAATGTAAATGTTGTAGACTGAATAGACCACAACTTTGGAAAGACTGAGTTGATTGTATCGTTAATTGCCTGCTTGATGTTTACTCTAGGAAATGTTGGAGCCAAAGTAACCTGAGCATAACGAGCATGTGGGGCTGGAGTTGTATTAGAATACCCACGCCCAAATCCTGGAATTACTTTAAGCGTGCTTGTTGTTTTATCAAACGAGTCAATCCATAACAACTCATCATCAATCTCAATAATTCCTTTAGCAAGATTACTAGATGAACCAATTGTAATATCACTGTCAGTAGTTGTTAGTCCAGCAGAATTGGCAAGATAGGTAATGCGGTCTTGACGCATAGTATATCCAGCAAGGTTAGAGCGTACCTCATCAACCATATCTTTTAGTGTTGCCATTATTCCTCCGTTAGGGTTTCTTGAACTTCTGGTTCTGTAAACTTGCCAGTCTCTGGGTCGTATGTCCACCCAGTACCCGCAGGGTTTTCATCTGTGAACTCAATTAAAACACAGCGCAATGCCGCCTCTGTCGCTTCTTTATCGTCAGCAGCAATAATATTTGCTACACTATTACCGCTTAACACTGCATATTTAGGCATTTATTCTCCTTAGTAAAATATTAAAATAGCGCCGTCTCCTCCAGCACCACCAATTGTATCTTTGTCACCAGCAGAGGCACCTCCGCCTCCACCACCAAGACCACCAGCACCGCCTTGTTTGCCAGAACCGTTGTTGCCTGCGCCAAGGTAGCCTCCGCCACCACCGCCTGCACCAAAATCTATGCCTGTGCCAGTAGAACCAGTACCGCCAGCATACCTGTCACCAGCACCACCAGCCCCGCCTGTCGCAGTTCTATAATTAAGAGTAGAACTACCGCCACCACCAATTAAACCTGCTCCACCCGCAAAACCAGTATTAGTAGCGTTATTGACAGAAGAAGAACTCATACCTGCGCCGCCACCATTATAGCCAGCATTGCCAGCAGCCGAACTACCGCCTTGTCCTGTAGCGCCAAATGCGCCGCTATTATATAAAGGTCCACCTATTTGACCGTTTTGAACTGAGGTACTCCCACCACCACCAGCAGCACTAATTCCGCCTAACAAAAAACGGTCACCAGTAGTTGACCTTCCGTAGCCAGCACCACCACCGCCTGCTATTACTGCCCCAAAACTAGTTACTCCACCAGGTCTACCACTATTACCCAAATAATTCAATGGAGCCTGACTAACAGCAGAAGCATAAGTTTCAAAGCCTAAAGACCAGTCCTGACCAACACCTCCCGCGCCAACAACGCAAGTAGTTGGTATGTAAGTCCAGCCAGCAGAATAGCCACCAGCACCACCGCCTGAACCTGCGCACCAAGTTTGGTTATGTGCTGCAGTACCAGCAACAGTTAAAGCAGTTCCAGTGCCAACATTTGTGTTACCCATTATAGTAAAAGAAGTCGCATCAGCACTAACTACCATTGCGTTAGAAAAATTAAAGGAAGTAGGGGTATTTCCAGTTGTAGTAATTGAATCACCAACAGCAAAATTATTGACAGCGGTAAATGTTACATTACCAAAGTATGTAATAGTTCCGCTTGCTGCGCCAGTAGTATTGTTTACGACAGAAAAACTTGTACCAGGAGTGCTGTCTGTTATGTTAAATGTTCCGTTATACCCACTTGGGGTAGCCCCTTGGATTTGAATAACACTTCCAACTGGCACTATTCCCGTAGTGCTATATGTTACTTTTCCAGTAGAAGGAGAAGAGGCAGTAACTGCCGTAATTGTTCCACCTGGTGTAGCGGCAGTAATTACCACCCTGACTGTAGCATATGCGTGAGCAGCGGTGTGAGTACCAGTAGTAGCATTTGTTACTGTAAAGTTGGTTGTTGAAGCACTAGCAATAGTGGCAAGGGATACGTTGTAACCACTAATGTTAGAACCAGAAACAGATACCTGCATACCAGCAACAAAGTTATTGTCACAGGTATAGGTAATAGTTGTACCGTTACCTGATATAGCAGTAATATATCTTTGCGTTGATAACTTGGCGCTACCCCCGCCACCACCTCCACCTATGCAAACTGCATAGACGCGTTTAACACTGTCTGGAATACCAGTAACAGTACCGCTTGAAGTAATAGTTTGCCGTAGTTTTAATCCTAAAGGAATATCAGCAAATGATGAATTATCGTATATGTTAACAGACATAGTTTCTCCTAATAGTAAATATAAATAATTCCATTGCCACCATGACCGCGGCTACCGCTAGTACCAGCCCCACCACCGCCACCGCCACCAAGTCCACCATTACCACCATTTACTCCAGAAGCATTAGCGCCATTTCCATTAGTAGTGGGATTTGCAGCAAATGGATTTCCCATACCTGCCCCACCACCACCAGCACCATTGGTTGCTGTTCCTGTAGTTCCAGTTCCACCTGTATAATTAATACCAGTTGGTCCTATACCGTTACCGCCATTGCCTCCAGTGCGCGTTCCCGTTGTATTAATTACACCACCACCGCCACCGCCAACGTAACCACTGCCACCGTTACCGCCAGAATTATTTCCATCAGGACCTGCTGCCCCACCGCCTCCGCCTCCAGCAACGCCGTTTCCGCCATTTCCACCACTACCGCCATGAGCGCGAGATGCACCACCACCTTGACCAGCCGCCCCGCCAGGTGAACCATCTTTACCACTTTGTGAAACGCTACTCTCGCCGCGGGCAGGAGACGAACCCGTTAAACCATTGTAATTTGTTAGACCTACAGAACCAGTTTGGGCATTGGAAGCATCTGCAGGGCCACCGCCACCGCCTGCACCAATTGTTACAGTAGGTTGAGTAGAACCTGCATATCGGCCACCAGCAGAAATGATGGCACCATAACGAGAATAACCACCATTGCCAACGCCAGTACTACCAGCACCTACAATGCAACTATTTTCAACAAGTGTAAAACCCCAACCAACTCCACCTGCGCCGCCTCCTGCAGTAGCACTGGTACCACCCGCTGCACCGCCACCAACAACTACTGCATACACAATTTCAATTCCTGCTGGAATAGTTACTGCACCAGATGATGTAATAACTTGACGCAATGTCAGCCCGTAAGGGTTAACAACTGATGTTTGATTTAATGGTGTGTATTTATTTTCAGATGGCATCCACGAAGATACCTGAGAACCTGATTGTCCTCTATCCATTCTTGCTGACATTAAGAAATCCTATTGACGTAACCTGAAAGTGTAATAACGTCTGCAGTCCCAGCAAAAGCAGCAACCGTGTTAGCAGCAGCACCTGTACCTGTAAGAATAAGTCCAGGCACAACAAGAGTTAAACCTGATGTTGGTGGAATGTCAATCTTAATATCATTATCTACTGCAGTAGTTCCGCCGAATTGAATAGTTAGAGATACTGGACCAGTAGATGAGTTGTAGGCATATAGCCATACCTCATCAATGATTGTAGATGATGTGCCAGTTGCGTGAATAGTTGTACCAGTTGAAGCGGTAGCAGCAACCTTAATTGCTTTACCTTGCGTTGAACCCGAAAGGGCTACCTTTGTAAACGTTGCCATTATTGCTCCTTAACTAAATATCTGAACTGGAAGAATTGTTTGGTCTGAATCTCCTGCGGCTCCGCCGCCACCACCTGTTTGGGCTACCCATTGTGTGTTGTAATCTGTGCTATCAATCTTAGATAATACTTGTCCAGCAGTACCGCCTACTGGTACACCTTGACCATTTGTACCATTAGTACCATTAGTTCCGTTTGTACCTACAGGACCTTGTGGTCCCGTATCTCCAGTATCTCCCTTTACGCCTTGAATACCCTGAATACCTTGAATACCTTGCGGACCCGTATCGCCTGTGTCGCCCTTGGCACCTGTCGCTCCTGTTGGACCTGTGTCACCTGTGTCGCCTTTGATACCTTGGTCACCCGTATCGCCTTTAGGTCCTGTTGCACCCGTCGCGCCCGTTGCACCTGTCGCTCCAGTGCTTCCAGTGGCTCCTGTATCACCTTTAGGTAAAGTAAGATTTAATGTCTGAGTTGGTGTCGTTCCAGTAATGGTTGCAGCAGCAGTTGCGCCAGATGAAACAGTACCTATAGAAAGAACATTTGCAGGACCAGTATCTCCAGTGTCACCTTTGTCACCTTTAGGTCCTGTAAATCCTGTATCACCTTTTACGCCTTGGATACCTTGTGTACCTTGTAATCCAGTTAAACCAATTGGTCCTGTGTTGCCAGTATCGCCTTTAACTCCCTGAATACCTTGTGGACCTGTAGCACCTGTAGCGCCAGTAGCGCCAGTGGCTCCAGTAGCACCGTTAGTTCCAGCGGCACCAGTAGCACCTGTGTCACCCTTGTCGCCCTTAGGTAATACTAAGTTAAGAGTTTGTGTTGGAGCAGTACCAGTAATTGTAGCAACAGCAGTTGCACCACCAGTTACAGTTCCAATTGAAAGAGTATTGGCTGGACCCGTCGGTCCCGTATTTCCAGGTGCTCCCTGTGGTCCCTGGTCATTAGATAGTACAACCGTAGTCTCTGGTGTAGTAATCTGCTCAACAATTACATCAATAGCCTCAGTATCTGGACTAATGTTAACCGAGATGTCTTGACCTGAGGACTCTTGTACAACTACAATTGTCTCACTCATACTGTCACCGCAGGTGTAACTACAAACTTCCCTTCAAGAAGACGGGTCACTACCGCGCCTGAATCTAAAATAAAATCATATACATAGCGACTAGCAGCAAGTGCTGCAGTCTCTTCATCTGTTAATGTAACCACAACCGTTCCCGCTACTCCACCAAGGACAATCTTTCCATTGGCGTTAGTTGCTAGAACAGATGTTACTGGAGAGCCAACAAACGGACGTACTGTCATGGTTGCTGTGTAGTTGGTTAGGTTCCAAGGAATATCCCCACTCTTAACCGTAAATGAAAGAGTGTATGTTGCACCCTGCTCACATACCAGATTATGCTTTGCACTCATGCGTTGATGCTCCTTAACGCAGCAGGTGCTGCAAGACCAGTAGTTCCAGCAAGTTCATTACAGATACCATCAATGTCTTTGAACTTGTCACGCGTGCGTGACGAAGATGCTTTAATGTTAAGCGCACCAACTGTTGCTAGACCAGTCGTTGCAGCCCAAGCATTAGCGGCTCCTTGTTCGTCAAGACCAGTAGTTCCAGCCAGTCTATTCAACTCTGCTGTTAAACTGCTTCCTGCTTTGCCTAGTGCCATTTTTAGCCCTTCTTAGGTGTGATTAATCCTTGCTTAGGTACAATCAAATTAGATTTCTTTTCTTCTTTGACTCCACCAAAAAATGCTTTATAGTAATGCTCATCAAACGAGAAGCGTTTCATGTGAGGTGCAGTTGCTCCTGTGTGACAGAACAATGGGACCTCAGCCTTCTCGCACAAAGCAAAGAAGTAGATATCTTCTCCGATAAACTTTGTTCCTCGACCCATCTCCATAAAGAGTTGAGCATCAGGAAGAACTGCACGAATGCGTTCTACAACGCTACGATGCATAAGAATAAATCCCATGCCTGCTGCGCCAATCTGAATCAACTTGTTCTCAGGTAGTGGGTGTACTCGCTTGAGTCCAAACCCACCATCGTTATCATCAACAAAGTCAAACACTGTTGGCATTGGAATCATTAAAGGTTCCTCTGGTGTATCGGTTGTAAAGTACACACCAGTTACCATTGGACGCTCTTTAGCGTCCTTGTTATCCCATAATAGTTTAAACTTATCTGGACTGATAACTACATCTGAGTCTACCCAGAGTAGCCACTCTGTATCAGTCTTGTCATACCAGTAAGTAATGACTGTCTCGCGCTGACGCGCAATTTGATTGCCTTGACTTCTTAGCGTTGAAGTAAAGTTGATTCCAGATTTAAGCATAACGTCTGTAACGCCTTGCATAAACCTGCCATCAACCATGCCATTGTCACACCATGCAATTGATATTGTCTCTTGTTCCATTGTCCCCTACTTTCTTACCACTTAACTTTATCTGCCCAATATGCTGCGGACATTTTGCCCTTAGCAATGTTCTTAGCGTGACGTGCTTTAAATGAAGCCTGTCGTGCTGTTGGCTTTCTATCGCCAGTGACACCCTGCTGACCAAAGCGAATAGTCTTGACCGTACTACCTTCTTTAGCCACAACAACGTGGCTCTTCTTAGGGTGGTTTGGTGTGCGCTTGGGCTTGTTAAAGCCCGACACTCCTGCTCGCTTTAGTCTAGGGTCTGTCATCGTTATCCTTCTTACTTGTCGTAACTTTTATAAACTTTTGCGCCGTACTTTTTCTTTAACATTGCAAGGCTTTGTGCATCTTGCTTAGTCATCTGAGGTATTAACTTATTAATATCAAACGTCTTTGCTACTGAACCTTTTGCAACAGCCTTCTTTGCGGTAGCCATTACTTCTTTACCATCTTCTTTGCTGTCTTCTTGGCAACCTTCTTCTTCATTGGCTTGCCTGCCATCATTGCTTCTGCCTTAGCATCTGCCTTGCCTTTTGCTGTATATGGGAACTTCTTTTTTCCGACCATTGGCATTATACTTGTCCTATCTCTTTCATAACTTCGGCGGTTTTTTTATTTATTTGATGCGCTTTAGGCATAGTCTCTGAGTTGTAGGCTGTACCTAAAGTTACTGATGCAGCGTATGCTGCTTCAACATGGGCGCGTGATGTACCGCCTGGTTGAATCCCTTGTGCCTTAGCATCTCGATACGCTTGCAATTCCGAAGTCCACTTCTTATCAGAAATGTCTCTTGTTGCATCTCCCGTACCAAGTTCTAGTGTGGATGCCTTGCATCCAAAACAACCCTCAACATATTCAGCGTGTGTCTGTATTTGATGTAGTCCCATTTCATCTCCTACTGTGCTGTAAAGTTATCTTCTGTGATGCCAACTCCACCAGCAATAAGTGCTGCCTTAGTTGCATCATTAACAGTATGCTTGTATCCACCACGGTAATACTCTTCATACTCAAACAAGTCTTCATCTACTGGATAACGTATCTGTTGATAAACACCACCACTTTTAACAATGGTAATTCCTTTGCGCAGTTTGGCGAAGTAAAACAATCTGTGTCTACCAGATGGACCTTCTAATACATATGGAGTTGTAAACGTCCAGTTAGCCATGATTCTCCTTCTAATGGATTTACTGCTAAGCAGGGAGATTGCTCCCCCTGCTCAACCGTCAATCAACTATGCGATTGATGAACCTGATTCGATTCGGTATAGTGCTTCTTCGCGGTAGCGAGCAAAGCCTAGTACGCCGTACCAACCCATTGGGCGGTGACGCATCAAGCGGTCAACTACTGGTCCGATTACTACGTGTGGCTCTTCGGCAACGGCTTCTGCCATTGCTTGCTGTCCTGCGATGATTGTGCGGTAGACACGTGCAGATGATGCACCGTCTGTTGCGTTGTAAAGACGTGGTGACTCTACGAAGTATGCACCTTCGTATGTACCAATCTCTCCAGCCCAGATGCGGTCCTGTGATGAACCGTACTGGTTTGGTAGCAACCAACCTGCTGAGCCTGTCTCGGCGCGTAGGTCGTGTGAAACTTCTGGGTGAAGTCCAGCCCAGTATAGTGAACCCTTACGGGCTACTGCCTTACCTGCACGCAACTTCGCAACAGCCTTGCGGATGTTTGCAGAAGATAGTGTTGCAGCAGCAGTTACTGTTGCTGTTGATGTTGCTGTTGAACCTGAGTAGAGTACGTTTGTACCGCCGCGCAATGTTGTCATTGCAACTGCGTCAATTGAATCTGCTAGGTTGAATGCAATGATGTTAGCGATTGCTGGGTCTACATCTGCTAGAGAGAAGAGTTCCAACGCACGTGTTACCAACACTGAGTTACCGTACTCGTTAAGAGTAATTGTAACTGATGTTGGTGTTGACATTGCTACTGCATCTGGGTCAGTTGTTTCTGTGAGTGCAGTTGTTGTTGCTGCTAGGTCTACATAACGCTGTAGAACTACTGTTGAACCTGGGATTGCTTGCTTAGCAGGACGCTTGTCTGCGACTGAACGAATTAGTGGCTCTGAACGTAGAGCAAATTCAAGAAGTCGGTCATAAGCCTTCTGTACTAAACCAGCACCACCAGCGGTTCCTCCGAGGTTATCGGAGGCTGTTGATACATATGCCATTTAGGTTATTTCCTTTTTAAGTAGTTAGAAACTATGATTAGTTTTGTGAACCGTAAATCATGTTTATGATATCTTCGGCAGAATCTGCATTAGCAATTCTTGCTTCCATATCTTCGGCTCGGTCAGGTGTTATTGCACCCTGAGTAACCATATCTTGCTGGCGTAATGCCGCACGATTTTGGCTGCTTACTTCGGGTGCTTCCTGTCGCGCTTCTAGTCCAAACAAGTCTGCGTTATCATCGAGCCAGTTATTCACTGACTCTTCGTTAACATCATCCAAGTCCTTTAGGACTAAGCGAATTGCTTTAGGATTGACACCTTTCTTTTCTAGGGCTTCTTTGACGACTCGCTCTCGCTGTCCCTTAGACAAAGTTTCGAGTTGCTCTGTAAGGTCTTTGATACGCTTTTCATCTGCACGCTTGGCTTTACGCAACTTCTTTAAGAGGTCGCTTCCATCCATAGGTGCATCCGTTTCTGTATCTAGTTCATCGTCTTCGTCATCCCAGTAGTTGTTGCTCATAGCAACCACCCTTCTATTCGTTGTAGTCGCAAGCCTCAGTGGCTAGTCGGGGAACTAGGCTGGCTCTTGCTATCGGTCTAATACGCTGACGGGGCCGATGGGTCCGTTCAGGATTCTTTTGTTGTTAGATAAGTCCCGCTGTTGCAGATGACTTAGTGTTACCGCTAGACAAAGCACCCTTGCTTAACCCTGATGAGCCAGCAAAAGCGGCACGTTCAAGTGAGGCTAATCGCTTACGCTTAGTTGCTGCATCTTGGTTGCCCTTAAATACTTCGGCTTCACCTTCAGCCTGTCCGTATCTAACGCCAGTCTCATTATAAATATCACCAAGTTTTGTAGCAGTTGGTAGCACATCAGCAATTACTGAATAGCCTTGACGGGCTGTTGCTTGGTCTACGCCATATCGAGCAAGGTCAGTTGCTGTGCCTACATTTGTAGTAAGCCCAGAACCTGCACCTACTGCTGCAGCACCAATCTCAGATGCTGTTACCTTTTCCTTTAATTTTAATATGTTATCTTTTGGATTCAGGAAGTAACCAACTAAATCGCTATCTGAAATTTCAGGATAGAAAGCCCTAAGCGTTTCCTTGATTGCTGGGTCTGCATTATTTACACGAGTAACAACCGTATCTATTCTGTCCTTAAACTCAACAGGAGATACATCTCCCGCAATGTATTCAGCAAACTTTTTATAGTTGTCTTCACGATTAAGGCTAACCATGTTTCCTAGACCATATGCCTTTAATGTCTCAGCGTATGAGTTCTCATTACTAATGTACTCTGCTTCTGATATAGCATTAAGACCATTCTTTACACGAGTAAAGTTGCCTGCAAAGCGCTTAGCATAAGCGCCAGTAGGATTAGTCTTTAACTTAATAAGGGCTTCTGATGCAGTAAATCCTGATGTCATGTACCCAGAAATCTCACCTGACAATCCTTCAAGACCATACGACCTAAACAAATCTTCAAGCATTGCGAATGCATCACGAGTGCTATCACTAATTTCTTTTGGCTTACCCTTATCAGGTATTCCATCACCATCTGCATCTACTCCTGAAGCCATCCCAGGCTTAACAACATAACCAGTCTTAGGGTCTATTGTTCCACCAATTGATTTGGCTACATCGGCAGCACCTGCTGCTGCATCTAATTGTCCTTGTGTCTTACCAGTAGTACCTACTTTATTTCTAAAGTATCTATCTTCACTGTTAAGTCCAGACTGTGAAGCAGCATTAATACCTTCTAGTGTATTTGTGTTAACACGTGTAGATGTTGGGTCTAGTATCTCTAGGTCAGATTCTAGGTTAGCCAAAGATTTCTTTTGCTTAGCAAGTAGTGCTTGTGCTTGTTTTAAGGCTGTTGCTGCCGCCTTCTGCGCTGCTGTCTGTGCCATTAGCCCATGAATCCAAACGACTTAAGTATGGTGTTAGCAAAGTCAGAAGCAGTTTCACGTGCTTCATCTGTCTGACGCCATAGTGGGTTTGCTTGCATCTGTCTTGCGAACTCTGCGGTGCTCATAAGACCACCGTCTTTAGTTAATGCTGCCTTAACATCCTTATCGTTAAACGCATCTGTTACAGGTATACCCAGTTTCTTAGCCTTAATCAAGGCATACTGGTCTGCAATATCTTTAACACTTCCACCATCTCTGATGTGGTCTTTAAGATTTCCATACATAGTCATAGCGTTTAGACGCATGCGTTCTGTTTGCTTAGCAATAGCATCTTTTTCTGTGCCGCCTTCAATAACATACTTTAATGCTTCACCAGCAGATATTGGCTGTCCATAACTAGCAGCAGCCTTTTGCAACTGACCAATTTGAATAGCAACTTGGCTGCCCTTAGCAGACTTAAGTAGTTCACCTGCATCTGTACCTTCTAATGCTTTAACAACAATAGCGTTTCTAGCATTAAGGCGCTCTTCTGCTGTAACAAAGTCACCAGTACGTGTAGCCTCGGTAATCCTTCCAGTTGCATCGCGAGTACTAACAGTCTTAACTGCTGATGCTTTTTCACGCTTGTTAATGTCTGCGTAGTAAGCCGCTTTTTCTTCTTGAGTTGCTGGTCTACCTAGAGCATCAATCATGTAATCATTGATTTCTCTGTATGCATCACCAACAGTAGTTAAGTCAAGGTCTGTATCTTTCCAAGTACCAGCCTTGCTTTCCTCACCTGTACCTGAACCACTGCTTGCTTTAGCAAACCATGAATCAATTAGTGGTGCTTCTTTAGCGCCACCATACTTGACAACACTAACGGCATCTCGGGTGTAATCACCGAGCATGTCGTCAAGACCGCCAACCCAGTCATTGTTTTTTAACTCTGATGCTGAGATGTAATTTCTAGAACGCAACTGTTGCTTTAATTTATCTAAAGCGCCTGGTGCTGAATAGTTCTTAAGGAATGCATCACGAGCAGTAGCAACGCTTTTGTACTCTTCTAATGTAGATGAACCGTCTGCGTTTTTTACGCTAACAAAATAAGAGCGAGTTCCGCCTCCAACAACTGTACCATCACTATTAATTGTGTAGTCTTTAAACTTATTGTTGGCTACTTCTTCTGGACCGCTTTCTTGAAGAACAGTTCCTTCACCCTGTACTTTTGGCTTAACGCCTTTAATTGTATCCTGCGCTGCCTTAAGCGCTGCTTCAGCAGACTTAATCTTATCAGCATCGCCTTCGTTTATAGCAGCCTGTACCTGATATTGCAATTGTGGAATGTCAGTCTTAGCAGATTCTTTTGCTTTAGCAGCAGCCTTAATTCCTGGTTCTTTTCTTGCAGCATCATCAATTTCTTGCTTGCGCTTAATGCGCTCATTTTCTGCTGTAGTAAAAGCATCCTTAGCAGCATCATACTTAGCCTTAATAGATGCATGCTGTGGCGTGCCAGCCTTAGCCTTATTAAGTTCTGCCAGTAATAACTTAGCCTGGTTAGACGCTTTCAAACCACGGTTATAGGCGCTAACGTACTTAGCATCATCTGAATACCTAGCCATTACTTTAACTCCTTATAAGCATAGTATGAATCACGTGAATAAAAATTAAGAATTGACTTAAAGATTGCTCGGTTTGCTTCTGTTACATAAAGGTCACCTAGCATTAGTTCATTCAAGTTAGCCTCAATCTGTGCCTTACGTGCAGCCTTTAACTGTGCCGCATTAGTTACATTCTTTAGTTCTGGGTCAGTAGAGAAAGCAATAAACTCACGCATCATCTTGATGGCTAGTGCCATACGCTGACGTGTGGCTGGGTTGATGCTAACATCAGGGTTGCTAATCATCTGCTCTACGCTGTTCATTAGCACTTGCTCGTTACCAATGGTATTACCTTCACCAATAAGTGCTGAATTAAGCAGTGGGTTGTTAGCCTTAAGTGCAGCACGCTGCTGCGTTGCTGCCTTAATAACATTAGCACGCAGTTGTGGGTCTGACATTTCTGCTAGGATTTCTTTTTCCTGACGTGCGATGTCGTAGTACTTCTGCTTATCTTCTGCTGTTTGTAAATCCTTGTAGTACTTCTCAAGGCTCTTGCTACTAACAAGCCCTGCTGATTGAATCCAGTTGTATGTAGCAGCATTAAAGTCACCAATTTGCGGTGCAAAGATGTAGGCTGCTTCGCCATACTGCTCTACCAACTTGGCATTTCTAATGCCCCAGTTCTTCAACTTATCTGTGTTCTTGATAAGAACTCTAGTCTGCTTGTCCTCACGGGACACTGTGTAGATAAGTTTGCCTGGGTTACTACCAATGTATGTAGCCAATGCAGCCTCATATGGGTCTGCAATATCACCTTGATTAGCAGCAGTAATTCCGTTAAGAATATCAAAGAACTCTGAGCGTAGGCTAGTGATACCTGTGTCTTTGATGTAGTCAGGAACACCTACAGACTCCATAGTTGTAGGAGCAACTGGTGAGAATAGTCCTAGGAAGTGGCGCATAAACAACACGTTATGTGCTGAGATACGAATGTTATCTAGATACTTAGCCTTCTCTATATCACTAGCGTTAGGGTCAATACCTACACCATTTGCTGCATTATAAGCAATTGCTTGCATAGCAGCAGTTGTCTGTTGACGAGACTTTTCGTCAATACCAAGTCCTGCCCATACACGCTGCAATGAAGCAGGTACTACAGCACGGAAAACATCTACGTTATCGCCGATGCTACCTAGTGCAAATGTATCAATGCTCTCACCTAACTGCTGAGCATATGGTTGTATCTGACCACCAACAAATGGAATCTTGCCTGGTACTGTGCCTAGTAGGTTCTTAACAGCAATAACACCTAGTCCTGCAATAGGACCAGATAGCGTAGGAAGACCTGCATCTTGTGAGAATGATGGGTTAACCATGCGAAGTTTAAATGTAAACTCATTAAACAATGGCTGGCTGTATCCAGTGTTACCAGTTAATGCGCGGAACGCACCATCAGTTGCTTTAAAGATTACATTATCCATAGGCATTACTACATATGGCTCGCCATTCTGGTCTTCATGAACAGCACCACTAGCCTCAAGACCTACGTTAGTTAAACGTAAACGGTATAGCGTACGTGGTGCAACATCCTTCAAACGGTAAAGACGGCGATAGAAGTCCTCAGTTGCACGGTAATAACGACCTACAGTACGTAGGCTAAACGAGAAGTTAGAACGAATCTTGGGGTTATCAGCAAACTTAAGGATAGTATCTGCTGCTTCACGCACTGCTAATTCAGTAAATCGCTTCTCTGCAATCTTTTTATACTTGTCTTCAACAGCATCAATTTGTTTTTGCGTAGCCCCAGCAAAAGGACCCATTTCATTCTTTACTTGTTGGCGTACAAACTCACGTTCAATGCCTGCATACTTCTTGCGAAGTTGAGCATATGTAACCATAATTGCTGGCTGACGGAAAATACCAGTTACCTGCTTATCCATCATGTCCATCATAGTATTACCGTAACGTCTGAATACAGACTCAATATCAAAGTCACCAAATGCTAGTTCAGTATTAATAGGTCCGCTAATGCGGAACCCCTTGCTTGCATCTTGGAACTCATCTAGCGGAATACGAGCAACCGCTTCATTCCATGAAGGAACACGACCACTATCAGTAGCCATCTTCTGTAGTTGACGGTAACTGCTTTGTACTACACCAAGTAGTGTTTCATTAAACTTGTTTGCATCGCCATGGAAGGTCTCATACATATCAGTAAACATACGGAACAACTGTCCACGTACAATTTGCTCATCATCTAAGCCCTTAGCACGGGCTTGTACTGTGTACATAGAGCGTTCAAGAAACGCTTTAACAGCCTTCTGGTCTTTAATAACCCAAGTCTTAGTCAAGTCGCTAAACTCAAAACCAACCTTAGTCATACCAGCATCTAATGCTAGTTCTATCATTTCTTTACCAGTACGAGGGTCAATCTCGCCTGGCTTAAGTGCGTTAAATCTAAAAAATATATCCGCTGGGTTAAGAGTACGTTCATCTGTTAACTTAGCCTTGTTACCAGCCAGCATCTTAAACCATTTTTCAAAATGCGCTAGCGCTGCTTCTTGTTCTGATAGCATACCAGTGTCAATAGTACGTGTACCCTTGCCCATCTTAATACCAAGTTGCTCAAAAGCCATATCAAGCATAGATGGTGTAATAACTGATGCAGCAACTTCATCGCCATAGCGACCAGAGATACCGCTAGCAGCAACTAGTGAAGAAGCCATAGAGTTTAGTGCATCAGGTGAATGGACAAATGCCTGCATTAAATAACCAGCAGTTACTTTGTCAACATAAGGGCCGTACATTTGAGATACATGCTCAGAAATAGCCTGACGTTTTTCTAAACTAGACAACATTACTGGGTCAACACCCAACTCAAGAGCCTTAGCCTCAAGAATGTTCTGACGGTCTAACAATGTTAATGCTTCTTCGTGTGAATAACGTGGCTGCTTGCCAATACGCATTGGCTTGTCAGACTTAGGTATAAAACTTAAAGCCTTTTGAATACCTTCACGTATTGGACCTGTAGCAGACTTAGAACCTGTAGAGGCACGAGACATATTTCCTAGGCGTAAGCCTTCAAGAGATGCAAAGTGACGCAAATCTTTGTTAGGTGCAGACAACAAGTACATTGTTGCTTCATCAATTGCAGAACGCACACCTAAACGTGGGAACAAAGTTAAGATAGACCATGAATCAACTAATTTCTTTGAGAAAGAACCCTGTGTTGCACCACCAAGTGCATTAACAATGTTTTTCTTAGACTTAATTTCCCATACAGTTGAACCAATTACGTCATAAGGTAGTGGACCAACAGCCCAAGTTGACTGGTATGGCTGGATTGGACCTTCTGTGTTAACAAAAAATCCAGTTTCAGACTCGCGCACAGAGTTTGCTGGTGCAAACTTAGCATGGTCTGGGTTAATTGCTAGGTCTCTTTTAGTTGCAAAGCCTGCTTTATCGCCATACTTGTCTTGGAGTGTCTTAACAATTAAGTCTTCACCTTTAACACTACCACCAAGACCCATTGAGTACATAGTTGCAGCATCTAGGTTACGCAAAATAACAATCTGCTCATCTGCTGTTGACTCAAGAAAACGCACAGTTAATGCTTGCGCCATTTCTTTAGGAAGAATCTGACGGGCACGTGCTGTAAAGTTAGCAGCAGTGTCAATTGCATTAACACCAATACGTACTTCTAGTCCTTGTGGAGAACGGGCAGCCATCTGCCCAATTCTCTTCCAGCCTTTAATTTCTTCATTAGCCTTTAATACAACAGACATATCAGCATTAGGATTAATCAAACGCTGCAAAGCATCTTCAGTATTAAGCAATGCTGCCGTAATAGGTGTTAACGCTTCATTGCGTTCTGCACCCGTACGGCTCATGTTATTAAATACACTGTCAAGTGAGCGTGTAATAGCATCAGACATTAAACGACTTTGGCGAGCAACTGCTACGCCATTGCGCATGTAGGTTACACCATCAACACGACCAGCAAGCAATAGATTTAAATTACCAGCATCTTCAAAAAACTTTTGCGCTCTGCCAGCATCAAATACTTTGGCTTCACTAAGCGTCTTAATAGCATTAGGGTCATTGTATCCTGGAAAATTTTTAGCAATGTTATCAATTGCTAGTGACTTGTCACCTGGGTTCTTAGCATCTGCAACTCTTTTAATTGCAGGACCAATACCCTTTTCCCATAGTTCAAATACTAGAGGTTCCTTAAAGGTTGTCTCAACAGCCTTTTCAATTGGAACGCCTTTGTTAATTGCTTCAGTAAGTGAGTTAGCAATACGCTCACCCTTAGTAACACCCTTGCTTAATCCACCTGTCATCCAAGTAAGTGGGTCTACTGCAATCTGATAAATAAAGTCAATGACACCAGAAACATTTTTAGTAGTACCGCTAACGCCACTTGCAGGTGGCTTGCGGTCAAGCATACGAGCAATATCTCGACCAGGTGAAACCTGTGCATACTTAACGCCATCTATAACCTGCTTAAAAGCATCAGGGTCATCATAGGCTTTTTTAATTGAGTTAAGTAGGCTAGGGTCTACTCTACCGTAATCTTGAATAATTTCACCAGGAGTTTTACCCGCAAGTAATCCCTTTGCTACTTCAACATCAAACTTACCAAAGTAGTTTGTTGCTTCTGTTAGTGCGCCTTGGTCGTACTGGTTCTTGCCATCCCATGCATCAGTCCAAGTTTTAGCAGCAAACAAATCTGCGCCTTGTGAAACTTGACGAGCAACCTTGTAGGGAGCATTAATTAAACGGTTGTACTGTCCACCAATTTTAAATAAACCAATAAGCGGTGAAGCCGCAATCTTAGCAGCGCCTTTAACTACACCTACAAAGCGGTCAGCAGCATCAGGTGCTTCCTGCATATACTCTGCATCTTTGTACATAAATCTTAACTGGTCTTGAATACCTGGGTCTAAACGGTCAAACTCTTTGCGTGCACCTTCAGTGCCAAGTTTAGCAAGTTCACGATGCTTCTTAATCGTGTAACTCATTTGTTCTACTTGGTTTTTTTCTACGCCAGATAAACCTGCAGATTTAGCAGCAGCATAAAGGTTAGGTGAAACTTCAGCAACAACAGGTTTGATATACTGAGGCATTAGTAACCGTTATCAAGTAGTTGTCTATAAATTAATTCTGCATCTCCTGATGGGTCATACTGTGCAAGATACTTAATTGTGTCAACTAGTGTTGGTTGCCGATTAGGCATACCACGCATTAGTTCTGTCCCTCCACCATCACCCATATTGATACCAGAAGTAACTGGTTCATTAGGACGCTCTGTAGGAGCGTCTAGTGGTGTAAAGTTAAATCCTGGAATGTTGTTTCCAGCAAGTTTTGCTCCGCTTTGTTGCTCAGCAATTGCTCCGTTTTCACCGTAGGCAAAGCCCGTATAATCCTGTTGCGGTTGAGTCATGCCATCAATAGCACCACCATCTGTGCGCTTTGATAGCGAACCAGGACCTGATACAGGTGCTGGGTTATTAGGTTGACGATAACCTCCACGTGCCATTAATCATCCTCCCCATCTTCAATGTGTTTTCTAATATCTTCTGGTGATAAATCTTTCATCCATTCAGGACGCATTTCTTTTGCAGACAATATCCATAGTGCATTATCAACTGTAAAGCCTGCTCTGCGCAATGATTTAAAAAACTCATGCAGTTCAATTGCGTACTGGTCTAACTTTGAGTAATTCTCATCAGCAACCGTCTTAACTTTTATAGTTTTTTTGCGAGGTGCCATGACTTACTCCTTAAATTGCTTGCTCTCTAGTTGTTCTTACTGCGCTTCTTGCTTGTCCGTCACCCGTCATGCTGCTAAGAATTGTTTGTAAATCTGGTCTTCCTTGTGGCATAGGCATAGGAGAACCTCCTGCTGGCGGACCAGCGGGAGCAGGGGACATTTGCTCAACCGCATCAGTAGGTGCACCAGCAGGAGGAACCTGTTGCTGCGGAGCAAAGGTTGCTTCTATTGCGTCCTCTAATGCTTGTCCTTTTTGACGAGCCTTTATTACCGCAGCAATCTTACGAACTACTTCTGAAGCATCCTGACCTTGAGTAGCCATCTGTGGAATTGCTTGTGTGTATGCCGTAAGTGAACCAAGTAGCGCAGAGCGCATATCTTCAATTTCAATCTTTTCTAATTCTTGCGTTACGTTCACAGTAAATGGTAGTTCTCTCATAGCCATATCTCGGCTGATGAGTTTTCCTCCAAGTGCCTGAAGCATAAAGATAAGACCTTGCGCTGGGTTAAGACCAGCAAGCATGCCATAACGAACATCAGCAGAGTAGTCACCCTTGATGTCTTTAGTAGGCTTGTATGTAATTTCATAAGGTGAACCTGAATCTACTCCGCGAATTGTCTTTTCTTCTGGATAGATAACTTCATCTACATTAAAGCAAAGACTAATAATGTCTCTTAGTGCTGCAGCAAAGATTGCTTGTGCAGACTTAACCTGCGTATCAAAGGCTCCCATAAGAGCCTGTACTCCTTGACCAGTAACAATAGACGCATCTATGTTTCCAGTACGAGATTCAGGGTATCGTGTACCAACACGTAATTCTTGGTTTAGCAAGTTCTGTTCTGTAAACGCACCTGCTGGAATAGTTAATTCGACACGGCGTACGCCTGCTGGGTTGGCTGTACGAATAACAGCATCTCCACCGAGCATAAGTTCTTGAACATCTTGTGGCAAAACAATTGGTGCTTGTACTGACTTTTCTGCTGCTTCCATCGCAAGTAATGCGAACCTGTTGCGAAGCAACTGAATACCTAGTACATCATCAAACTGCCCACGTAGTTCGCCATCAATAGATGGCTTACGTGCTACTACAACCATCATCTTGCCAAGTGGATTAGCAGCCTGAGAAAGAACTAAGTTGTTTCTACGTGGCACATAAATAATTGATTGGTCTTTATCATAGTAACGAATCATTTCAAGTTGTGCATTAAGGTCTTGCTTATATCCTTCTTGTCCAAGCAACTCTCTATCAAACTCTGGGAACTGGGATACCATTTCACCAAGTGTCATAGAATATCGCTTAGCAAATGCCACACAACGTCCATAGCGGTCAAACTCTGGGTAAGCCCCAATAGGATTTTCTATGCGGATACGTGGCAGTTTTGCTTCTTCGTCTAATTCAATAATGAAAGGGACGAATCCATATGTTAGATACCAGTCAGCACCTGAGTACATCTGCACTGCAAGGTCTGAATGCTGAAAGTAATTAGAGGCAATGCGAGTGCGCTTATCGGCAAAGGAACGCGCCCTATCAGATACTTGATTGGCTGCAGAGCAGTTAACCGCTGGAAGCGGAGCCATTACTTCTGATAGGTCACGCGCTACAATGTCAATAAAGTTTGCAACTACGTTAGCGTCAACACCTTCTGGAAAGAAGTTAGGATAAACCTGAGCAATATGTCCTTTACGTACGGCAAGTACATCTAGGTTACGCGCATCACGTTCGTGATTGCGGTAACGCAGGGACTCAACCCGTGCCGTTACCTGCTCTATTGATAATGCCATTGTTATCCTAACGGTTGATTAAAAAATTATTTATTTAAATTACGGCGGCGTGCTGCTTCAGCGGTAGGAGTTTGAGTCTTACCTTTTGCAGAATTTGCTAGTGCTCTATTTTTTTCTGCACGTAATGCTGCTGCTCTTGCTGTATCTGCTGTTGGATTTTTTGATGTAGCCACACGTGCGTCTTTTGCTTTACCTAGTGGGCCTTTTCCAACTCCGCCACGAGCAGCACTTTCAATTTGTCTAGAATTTGCTTTTGCCATGTTAAGTGGATTACCAATTGGTTTAGCAGCAGGCTTTACCTTTACAGAGTTCTTAGCAATCTGCGCTGTCTTAGCAGCAGCAGTCTTAGCCGCTTTCTTTGCTGCTTCTTGCGCAGCCTTTTTTGCTGCAAGACGTGCAGCAATTGCTGCTGCTCCCATAATAATTGGTGCTACCATTTTATTTTCCTATCCGTAGTTTTCTTGCCATTGCTCTGCAAACATCTCATCGAGGTTTACTGCTGAGCGTTGGTTCATCTGAGCACGAGTTGCCCATCGGTTATTTGCATATTGCGATGTTCGGCTACCAGATTGCATTAGTTCGCGCAAGCGAATGATTGCAAACCATAAAGCCATGACGGTATCGGTCTTACCCTTAGTTCCCGCTTTCCACGTAAGTAGTTGCTGGGTTAAGGCTTTGATACCTTCAGAACCTTCAGATGAAGGCAGTTCTAAGATGTTGTTCTTTTGAAACTTTTCTTCGCGGATAGTGCCAAAGAGGTTAGACATTGATGCAATACCAAACGCAGTGTCCCATTTGTTTTTCCCTGTGAAGTGCGCATCAAGCCGTACGCCGTATGCAGCAAGCCAGTTTCGTAACTCTTCATCGAGTGAGTAGGCTTTCTGGTGGGCGTTGATTTCAACTCTAAACTCTTGCGGCTTATACCTGATAACCAGTTCTTCAATTGTCGCCCTAATCTTTTGTGGTGTTGGTTCTTCCATGTTGATACAGTCCAACACATAAATCTTGCTATCTGCCCTGTTAAGGGCAACAACTACAAATGCAGCGTTACCCGCCATAGCAGGGTCAAAGCCAATGACAGTGTACAAACCATCAACCTGAGGTGGATGTCCAGCAGCACCAGCCTTTAGCGGTCCGCGTTTTCGCATTCCATTAGTCGCTCCTTGCACGAGTGCAGGCGGGAATATGGAGTCTTCTTGAATGTCTTCTTGTTGGTAGACGAGTGCCCATGTCGAAGGTGTAACTTCACTGCGTCTCCTGAATAAGGCTTGTCCGTCCCACTTAGGATAGAAACCATTTTCTTTTGGAGTATCCGCATCACCATCCCACGGAACATCCGACTCAGACCATAGGGTTTCCCAGTCTTCGGGTTTTTCAGCATAGTCAAGAACCGCAGGCATACCCATATAAGTAAACGGTGTCTTACCGCCAGACCAGTGCTTAGGATTACGAAGTTCCTTGTAAAGGTCGTTTGCTGCAATTCGTGTCCCTACTACTAGAAGTTTACCATTTTTGCCTAGACGGGTAATAACTTCCTTTTGTAGCCAGTTAATCTGCTGTTCCCACTCATGGGCGTTGGCTGTAGTTATACAGTCGTCAAGGATAATCAAGTCAGCACGTGCGCCGTAAATCTGACCACCCATACCTAGTGCCTGAAGGGTTGGGTCCTTCTCACTAGAATTACGCGCATCGCCGCCAAGATAGACAGTATCGGTACGCCAAGTATCTGCGTCCTGTTTCCAGCCGCCTTCTGGACCGTAAGCGGTCTGCAGTTTAAGCCAGCGTGGATGGGACAGTCGTTGCTTTATAGCGTATACGAACTCGCGTGCCTTATTCAATGTCTTTGATACCACGATGATGCGGATGTTAGGATTGAGGGCGATGCGGTAAGTCGGGTAGTTCACCGTAATCACAGTGGACTTAGCGTGCTCAGGGGGCACGTTGATAAGCAGGCGGTTGTTCTCGCCTGGCTCATAAATCATATTAGGGTGTAGCCACGAAGGCTCATTACCCTCTAGTAGGTCTACCCAGTCCTGATGATGGGGGAAGACCGTCTGGTCAAAAAACATCTTAGAGAAGTCCGCAAATGGGATGGACTCTTTCTCCACACCCATAGCATCAAAAGATTGCTTGGAGCCTTGCTCCTTAGCCTCTTCTAGTTTTCGCGCAAAATCTGGGTCACGGTTCATCCATTGACGGATGGTATCTGGTTTCTTGCCCGCCGCAACCATAGCGGCTTGGACGCTCACCCCTTGGGATACCCGCTGCAAAACATCTGCCTTGGCTTGGGCGACCCCCTTGGCGAGGTGGTGCTCCCCACCCTTTTTAAAGCCCTTGTGCGCTGGTGTCGCCACGTTCATCTCCTTTGTGGCAGAGTCCCCCCGCCCTACAGATAGTTGTTTGTACAGTATACTGTAACAGAGTGAAGAAGGCTCTATAAAGACTTCTGAACTATTTTACTCTCTATATAGTATTAATCCGTTCAAACAGGTAAAACGAACATATTTCTGTAAACTATTTATAAAAGTGCTGGTCAGACTGTATATTACCCCCTGTAACTATATACAGAAATATTTCTAGATAGAGATACAGTATACAAATAGTCGTGTAGTTAATATAGTGGGGGTCATAGACTATAGACAGAACTATTATTGTACAGACAGACTACTATACTGAGGGTTGTCTGACAGTGTACTGTCTACCTGCAGACTGGGAGCCAGTCTGATACTGACAGTCTAACTAAATGAATATACTCGGACTGTCCGTCTATGAACCAATGCCTTGGCAATGGTTGCCAAACCCTCACCAGTTCTATCATACTGACTGGTCGGAACGAAGGCTGTCCGTCCGCGTGGTAAACCACGCGTTCTCGCCTGTCGCAATCGAAGGCATAGCCTTATGGTCTATTGCCTTCTCATGCTGACATGCACTCAGCCCTCATCTCTCGCCAGTCTGTCGAGCCTGTCTGCAATCGCATGCTGTGTCTAGACACTAGCAATGCTCATGCTAGCCATGCTACGACATACTCTGGCTCGTCCTCCTGCGGTGCTCCTATCATACTCCGTCGTCAAATCATTCCCTGCTCTGCCTATTCAGCAGAGCAAAGCGGTCATGATTGCTCTCAGCGTGGTAAACCACGCATCTGTCGTGTCTGGAGCGCCCATAAATGTGCGCCTGCTCGCAGGCTCGCAGTCCAGCCACGCCCCGCGTCTAGCGCAATTGCGCTATCCGATTGACTTAGGAGTATTGATATACGCGTTTTCACATCAGGTGGAAACAGACGAAAGGATAAGGAAATGACAGAACAAGGCATCAGCATCACCACACACACAGAAACATGCTGTGAGTTCCCTGTGACATCAAACCTCATGCACCTGTACACAGGCGATGAGCAAGTAGACAGTTGCATCAACTGCTACGAAACAAAAGAAAGCAAGTCCGACAAGCACGCTTGGGACTTGCATGAAGACGACAGACTAGGGGAAGGCAAAGCACTAACCCTAAACCAAGACGACAACCCAACGGCAAGCGATTGGGTGTCGTCAGAAACAGTAGTCGGTAAAGCAAGGAGAAAAGCAGTGTTCACCGAAATATGGAAAGATGAGAGCATGACTCTCATAGAACTATCCGTTAAGTTCGTAGACCAAGATGACCCTTGGTTACTACGAAAAGAGTTCACACCACCTATCGCACAATTGATGGACGGTGGTGAGTATGAAGAACTATGGGAGTTGGACGATGAGCGCCAACGTGCACGTGAAACAGAGTGTAAATGGTGCCACATACTCACACCCAAACTATTCAATGACTGTCAATCATGTGACAAGCCATTGGAAAACAACGTAAGATAGAAAGAAGGGCAGATAGTCCCGCTACACTTCGTGATAGCGGGCTATCAGCCTAAAATCAACTACCGAAACTAACAAGGAGAAACAGATGAACAACGAAGTAACAATCACAGGTAAGATTAAGAACGTACGTACATTCACAGGTTCAAAGGGAACCATGGTGACAGGCTGGTTTGACCAACGCGAAATCTCAGCGTTCTCAAACGGAGAGGCTGACCGTCAAGTGTATGTATGTGGGTTTAATATCGTGGCATTGGATGACTCAACCGTAGGTGAAATCCTTGGTGTGACTCGTGCTGGTCAGGAACAATCCGACCTGGTAACACTTAAAGGTCGTCTAGTTACACGCTTTGACCGTCGTCAAAACGTGGAGGAAAGCGCACGTAAAGCACCTCAGTTACAGTTAGAAGTTCACGAGGTCGTAACAAACTAAAAGACAGGAGGGTGGGTGGCTAGAGATAGTCACTCACTCTCCCTTTTTTTATGGTGCGGGGCACCGTAGCCTCAGCGGACAACTACAAGTCCATAACTTTTTTATAACTAAAGGGAGAACTACATGTACATTGATACACCAACAGTTATTGCTATAACTATAGCGTTAGGTGCTAGTCTAGTGATGATGTTTATACTAGCATATGCCAACGCAAAACTGATAGAAGAAAACAGATATGCAAGACGCAGGCTACGTGCATGGCGCAAGTCATGCGAGAACCATGTAGAGGTACCGTTCTAATGGGACGCGGATTTGCTACAGACATAGCCAACATGGAGGGTATAAGTATGAAGGCAGGTATAGAAATACACCTGACTAGTAACTTCTATCCACCAGTACCAGTAAGCATGGCACAACCATGCATCGAAGCAATAGATGCATACTGGGAGAACGACACCGATAGGTTTATACCAATGCCTGATAGTGTATTCTACAAGGGCATGAGTCACGCACCTGCTTATGCCATTATCGAACAGCATAGACTATACCCGTGGATAGAGGAGTTAAACTAATGGGACTAGACATGTACCTATATGAGAAGCAAGTACATGAGGTTGCATACTGGCGTAAGGCTAATGCAATTCATGGCTGGATAATCAACAATGCTGGTGTAGTAGATGACTGCACACCTGTTAGCCTAACCAAACAAGACATCATTCAACTGCGAGACGACTGCCAAAAAGTATTAGATGAAGGCACAGAAGAAACAGCAATGGAACTATTGCCACCTACAGAAGGGTTCTTCTTTGGCAGCAATGGTATAGATGAATGGTACTGGGATAACATTAAAGACACCATTGAAAAACTTAACACAGCCATTGACCAAAGCGTTGATGACGCTATGTTTGAGTACTTGGCTAGTTGGTAAGCCATGACAATTGCACCTATTATAAATAGAAATAAACATATAGAATATTATGTATTAGATTCTGACTTTAGCGAATACGTAATGGAAATGGGTATACAAACTAGAGAAGAACTATGGGGTATGCTTGAAGACTATCTAAAGGAGGAATGTCATGAGTTATGAACCACAACTTGATGATGACATTGCACTAGGCAATGATGACACATGTACTAACTGCGATGAGCATGCAAGCCAGTGTATATGTGGAGAACCTGAACGTATGTACGGAGATGAAGACTAGGAGATAGTCATGAACGAGATAAGAAAGTGGTTGGCTATTGGTAGTACTATGATGCTGACCTTTACTACAATGCTAGGTCTGCCTTATAAGTATTACTCACAACATGTCAACGACCTATGTTATAACGAACAAAGACTACCTAAAATATGGACACCATACGCAGCCAAGTTGTATGCAGTTTCATACATGAAGATGTGGTTTCCTGAGTGGAACCGCAGCGAACACAAAGCACTGATGAAACTATGGGGTAAAGAGTCAGCATGGAAACATGATGCGGATAACCCTGAGTCATCAGCCTATGGCATAGCACAAGTACTAAACACTAAGCCTGGTACCCCAGCCCCGCAACAAGTTGCGCGGGGGCTGGAGTACATAGTACATAGGTACGACAAGCCATCAATTGCATGGTCACATTGGAGGAAACATGGCTGGTACTAGGCAATGGCAAGTAAACATAGCGTTCTTTGTCGAAGCATCTAATGATGATGAGGCATTAAGCAAGGTAACAAGCACGCTACGGTATGGTGATTCAGACCTAGTGTGGATATGGCAAGCAACTAAAGGACTAACAAACAAGGGAGAAGAAGATGGTAACTAAGGAAGAAGTAACAGCAGAGTTAGACCGTATCATTCTAACATCAGCACAAGATGACAATGGACAGTACCCAATGGGTGATGCAGGGCAGGCAAATGCTGCATTGTTTATTGAATCACTTATCACACAAGACCCAGAACTAAATGCAACAGTGGCTGCTACTGCACTGCTTGCACTTCAAGACATACAAGTACGTGACTATGCAATGGGATTGCTAACACCTGGAGATGAAGTTGTTGCATCACGCTTGCAATGGCTAACAGATGTAGCACCAGATAATTACATTGCACCTTCAGCCACACTGTTGGCTCTTACATACTACGAGAAGTCAGATACAGATAAGGCTTTTGAATTGCTAAGCAAGGCAGCATCAGACAATCCACGCTACGCACTAACAAACTTATTGCGCCGTGTGTTTGGTTCAGGCTGGCCTGTTGAAGCATTCCATGCCATGCGCCAAGAACTACACCCTAAGGTAACAGAAGGAATCTTTGGAGAATCAAATGACAACAGCAAGTAAACATCGTTCAGCATGGGTACGTGGTGGCACTGCAGTAGAGGCTAACTCTGCTGCAAGTGCAGCCACACAAGCAGGACTGAACTGGACTGTACGCACGGGTGAACTACAAGCAGTGAGTACACCCCTAACTATTGATGAGCATGGTGTAACACCAGCCACATACATAGATGTACCTAGGAAGCAAGCCATTGTACGTGAAGATAACAACACAGTCATTGGTATTGTTGGTACTAAGTACAAGGTAGTACAGAACATGGAAGTCTTTAACGCATTAGATACACTGGTAGATGCAGGTGATGCACGCTATGCAGCAGCAGGTGAGTTCAATGGTGGCTCTAATATCTGGATGGTACTAGAGTTACCTCGTGGTATCTCAGTAGCCAATGACCCACATGCTGCATTTTTATTGGTTAAAACATCACATGATGGTTCATCATCTGTTGTTATCAAGCCAATCATTGAGCGTTTGTTCTGTGCTAATCAGGTCAATGGTCTGATTAGTAACAATCAAAAGCGTAAATACAATGAGTACACATACCGTATGTCACACACTACTAACCAAGAGTTATCTATTGCAGACATCCGCAACATCACTAACCTAACATATCAGGCTATAGATGACTACGAGTTGACAGCCAATCGTCTACTTGAGATTGACTTCTCACGTGAGCAAGCGATAAACTTCTTTAAGAATGTATGGGCACTACCTTCTACAGTAGAAGATAAGCCATACGATTTACTTACACGTGGTGAGCGTAAGCAACAGACGATTGCTAAAGATGCACGTGCTAAAGCATGGGCTATCTATAGTGAATCAGAAACACAAGAAAACATTAGAGGCACAGCCTTTGGTGCATGGCACGCAGTGGTAGAATTTGCTGACCACTATGCATCGGGTGGCGCCGAACGCCTTGCGGCGGCCACCCTCAGTGGACGCAATGACAGAGTAAAGACTAAGGCTTTATCTCTGTTAGTATAGGTTTACCTATCAGGTAAATGCGCAGTATGGCTGTATAGTTTCTTTCATTTTCTATACAGTTATTACCCTTCACTGGGTTGTCCCGCCAGTGGCGCACACGGGGCACATTATTGGTATGCATACTGCAATAGCAGCGATAGCGCCAAGACATATGAACCAGCGTAAGGGAACCTACGCCCAAGATGCAGGTAGTTATGTCAACACCTGAGCATGTGTGTAAACTGCTCATCCAAACAACGAGAGGAACACATGAACACAATCCAAGTTACAACAACAGATGGCACAGTAAATTATACTGAGTCAGAAATCCTACGTTTCATACAGAAAGTAGATGAGTTAGATGAGTTCAAGCAAACAGCAATTGACAATCGTCATAAAGTCCGTGACTTCTTCAGTGAAAGTGAATGGTCAGATGGTGAAGCAACAATCTCAAAGTCAGATGTCAATGTATTACTTGAATCCATCGGAGCCAACAAACTTACAACAAAGTACCGCGCTACATACACAATCACTGGTACCTTCAGCGTAGATGTAGATGACGAAGATGATGTTGAGTCTTTGTTTACAGATAATGTTTCAGTTGACTTCTACGATGGCGACATTGATGTTGACCAGATTGAAGTGCTAGACATTGAGGCTGATGAGTAATGGCAGAGTACGTACCTTATAGACCATACAAAGGTACGGCTGGATGGTCAGGCACTGATACATCAAAGGCTCGTGCTATAGATAACATTACATCTGGTAGGGAATTAAACCACCAGCAGTTAGCGTTACGTATATTAAAAAACAGGGGCACTGAAGGTGCCACATGGAAAGAACTAGCAATAGATACAGGATGGCACCACGGCACAGCCAGTGGTGTGTTGTCAGTTCTGCATCAGTCTAGTGCTATAGTACGTGGTATTACAGCACGTAATGGGTGCAAGATTTATGTGCATCAAGATTACAAAGACCAAGTGAAGCATGTAGTATACAAGAAACGCGAGAAGTTTTGTCCGCATTGCGGCAATGACATCAACGCATAGTCCGTCACACTATGCTAAGATGAATGGGTTAGGAGTGGTGGGGTTTCGGTTCTCTCCTTGTTCCCACCCTCTTAACCCATTTAACAAAGGAGAGTTATGTCAGAAGTAGAAGTACCAAGAGACCGTTACGGTAGACCAATGGTAGTGCCACCCAAAGGTGGCAAGGCTGTACCATATACAAGAACAACAACAGTTGCAGGTTCATTAGATGATGGCACTGCATTAGTAGCATGGAAGTTACGCATGGCTGCAGCAGGATTAACGCTGCGCTCTGACCTATTACTAGCAGCATCAGCCAATAGAGATAACAAGTTGGAGATGGACAAGTTAGTTGAAGACGCAATGGAAGCAGCAGGTGCTACTAAGCAGGCTAACATTGGTACTGCATTACATACACTGACAGAGAAGTATGACAGAGGTGAAGACCTAGGTGTTATACCTGATGAGTATGTTGCTGATATACAGGCGTATGCAGATGCAACTAAAGACTTTAAGAATGTATTCATCGAGCAGTTCTGTGTGCTAGACAAGTACAAGATTGCAGGTACACCTGACCGCGTAGTTGAATACAAGGGCGAGTTGTATATCTCAGACCTAAAGACTGGTAGTATTTCCTACCCAAATAAGATTGCCATGCAGTTAGCAGTGTATGCACACGGCTTGCCGTATGACCCCGCCACGGCAACCCGTGGTTCTTGGGGTGGTGTCAACCAAGATAAGGGAATCATTGTCCACCTACCAGCAGGTAGTGGTAAATGTGAACTGCATTTCGTTGACATCAAACAAGGTTGGAAAGGTATAGAATTAGCAATGAAAGTTCGTACCTTTCGAGATACAAAAAAGTCCCTAGTAACACCTATTCAAGGAGAATAAATGCCCAGCAATGAAGCACCTATCAGCATCAATCTAAAAACTCCAGCAGGTACGCAGATTACTTTGCGTGCTGAAACACCTGATGAGTTCACACAAATCACATCATCTATCTTTCAGATTGTAGAAGCAGTTGGAGAAGTAGAGACAGCAGTACGTGGTGCTAACGCAGCAGTACCGCCTAACCCACAGGTAGCATCTATTGCTACAGCATTTGGAGCAACAGTTGTTGATTCATTTGATACACCAGCAGCACCAGCATTTGTTGCACCATCTATGGGTGCAGGTTCACGCAACTGTCCTCACGGTACAATGACACGCATTCATGGACTAACAGGTAAGTTTGGTCCATACAAGGGTTACTTCTGCCCTGCTAAGCAAGGCGACCCAAGCAAGTGTACAACTCAGTACATCAAGCAGAACCAAGCAGAGTGGAACTCATTCGTACCTGACCAGACCAAGGCATAATGAAAACATTACGCCGTAGTATTGGTAAGCCAGAGGTAGGGGGAGAACCATTACCCCCTCCCTTTCAGGCTTTTCAACGGGAAGGCATTATCCTACGCCGTGCAGAAGTATCAGTAATTGCTGGTACTCCTGGCGCAGGTAAGTCATCTATTGCATTACATATCGCAGCAAGACTAAAACAACCAACCTTATACTTCTCTGCTGATACTAATGCACACACTATGGCTATGCGCTTACTTGCTATGAAAGCAAAGATAAGTCAGGCGCATGCGGAACATATGCTTAAGACAGAGCCAGCCAAAGCAGAAGAACTCTTACGTGAGTTCTCTAATTTGTACTGGTCGTTTGAACCCAGCCCAACCCTTAACGATTTAGATGCAGAGGTATCTGCGTTTGAAACTATGTGGGGTAGAAGTCCTACACTTATCGTAGTAGATAACCTTATGGACATTGCTGTTGATGGTGGCGAAGAGTTTGCTGCTATGCGACAGGTCATGAAAGAACTCAAGTATCTTGCAAGAGATACCAATGCATGTGTACTAGTGTTACACCACACTAAAGAAGGTGCTCAAGGTTTCCCATGTCAGCCACGCTCAGCGTTGCAGGGCATGGTTAGTCAGGTACCTGCTATGGTATTGACAGTAGGACAAATGATGCAGGGACCAGATGCATACTTGTGTGTAGCCCCTGTTAAGAATCGTTATGGTAAAGCAGACTTTACTGGTAACACATACGTATCACTATCATTCGACCCAGCCTCTATGTACTTAGAGGATGTAGTCAGAGACTATAGACAAGTAGAGATGACAGTATGAAAACATATAAAGTTACTATAGAAGTAGACCAACAATGGTTTGATATTCTTGGACAAATTTCACGCAATCAAGATGGTTTTATTTGGATTGAAGTGGACGAACCTAACGAATGAGTAGCGCAGCAAAAGCCAAAGGCTCAGGAGCAGAGCGAGATGTAGTGAAATACCTCAAGCAATGGTTTCCTTATGTAGATAGACGTTTGGCTGGCGCTACACTAGACAAAGGTGACATCTCTGGTATACCTGGTGTTACTATAGAGATAAAAAACCACGCCAAGATGGACTTGGCGGGTTGGACAGAAGAGTTGATAGTCGAGATGGCTAACGACAACGCATGGACAGGTGTGGTGTGGCACAAACGGAAGGGTAGGGGAAGCCCTGAAGATTGGTACTGCACCATGCCTGGCTATGTGTATGTAGATTTATTAAGGAGAGCAATTGGAAAGGGACAAGCCTGACATTGGTGAGTACCTCCACTACATAGGCGCCACCGTGCCTGCTATGGGCAGCGGTTGGCGCAAGATGAAGTGTCCGTTTCATATTGACAGTCATGCATCAGCAGCAGTAAACTTCGACAAGAACGCCTTTATCTGCCACGGTTGTGGAGTTAAGGGCGATACTTATTCTCTTATTATGTACAAAGAAGGTGGTGATTATCGTGAGGCTGTCAAATTCGCAGCGTCAGTTCTTGCTTCAGGCAACACAGAGATACGCAGCCAAGATAAATCTCGCAGAGGAATATCTGGCAAGCCGTCAACTCTCGGTAGAAGAGGCAAGCATCTTTCATCTGGGGGTGGTAGACGAACCGCTTCCAGGGCATGAGCCTTACAAGGGCAGACTTGCTATTCCATACATCACACCATCAGGTGTGGTTGATATTAGATTCCGTAGTATGCACGGTGAAGACCCTAAGTACATGGGTCTAGTAGGTGCTAAGACAACCATGTTCAACACGCAAGCGTGCTTTGTTGCAGACAAATACATTTGCGTCACCGAAGGTGAGTTCGATTGCATTATGATGTCAGTTAAAACAAATCACCCAACGGTAGGTATACCTGGGGCTAACAATTGGAAACCACACTACAGTAAAATCCTTGACGACTTTGATGTTGTCATTGTGTTAGCAGATGGTGATGCAGCAGGGTTAGAGTTCGGCAAGAAAATCAGTAGAGAGTTAGGTAATGTCAACATCATCAGTATGCCTGATGGTGAAGACGTAAACAGTATGATGATTAAACAAGGAAGTGAGTGGCTAGATGAACGAATCAGAGAATGCGTTACCCCCGCTTGACCATACGTTTTGGGAACACCTAGAACATTTAGACTTTGCTATTGGTATTCAAGTATCAGAAGATAGATTGCTTGATGTTGTTAGCGCGTTGCAAGACATTTACGATACCCTTGTAAAGGGTGACTTAGAAGATGCCAAGATGTGTACTACAGCATTGGCTGCTATCCTAGTAGCCAGCAAGTATGGCAAAGCAGAACAAGTATGGGAAGAGTTCTCAGTTAAAGAAGCAATGACCACCCTAGACAGTCACCTAAAGGAGATACTAGATGAAGAATCTTGAGGATGCCAAAGCAATTACTATTGAATTGCTTACAATTTTGTACAAAAAACATGAGGATTACGGTCCAATGAACATAGCAGGTGCACCTGGTGGTGCTATGAATGGACTGCGTGTACGAATGTATGACAAGTTGGCACGGCTATCCCATCTTGGAGATAACGACACGCCCAACTACGAAAGTATCGAAGATACCCTAGTTGACCTAGCAAACTATGCCATAATTGGGTTGCTCGTCCAGCGTGGACAGTGGGAAGGTATCCCGAATGGAGATTAGATGTGAAGAGAGTAGTCGTATTAAGCGATTTACAGATACCATATCAAAACAATAAAGCGGTAGATGCAACCATAGAGTTCATTGCTGACTACAAACCTGACGAACTCAGGTGTGTAGGTG